GGGGGGGGGGGGGGGGGGGGGGGGGGGGGGGGGGGGGGGGGGGGGGGGGGGAGGGCGGCAGGCGTGCCGTTTCGCCTGGCCTCACGCCCCCTCCACCGCTGCGCGGTCCCCCTCCCCGTGCCGGGGAGGATATGCGGTTCGCGGGTTATGCGGCGCTGTTCGATCGGCCGGATCGATCGGGCGATATCGTGCGGCGGGGGGCGTTCGCGCGGGCGGTCGAGCGGGGGCCGAAGGGGCTGCCGCTGCTCTGGCAGCATGAGGCGGGCAAGCCGATTGGGCGGATCGAGCACCTCAGCGAGGATGTGCGCGGGCTCAGGGTGATCGGGCGGCTCTCCGGGCGGTCGGGCGTGGCGCGGGAGGCGGCGGCGTTGCTGGGCGACGGGGCGGTTTCGGGATTGTCGTTCGGATATCGGGTTCGCGAAGCCCGCGCGGGCGCGAACCGGGAGCTGACCGATTTGGAACTGGTGGAGGTTAGCCTCGTGACCTTTCCGATGCAGCCGGGCGCGCGGGTGTTGGCGGTAGCTGCGGATCAAAGTGGTACTTTGATCCGGGATTAGCGATGCGCGTTAATCAACCTCGCGCTTGTTCGTCAATATCGGCAAGACGGTCCATATCACTGCGTAAACGAAGGCACTTATTAGGGCTGTAAAGAATAACGTTAGTAGCAATCCGAATCCTTCAAAAAGCCCGCCGCCGCCGCCAAGCGCTGTGTAAGCTACCACAGTGCCAAGGGTCCAAAATAAATAGGAAGCCAGCATTAATACGGGTTTCCAAGCATTTATCAGTTTGAATTGTCTTTTGATGATCCAAGCAGTCAAAAAAATCGTACCGCCCTGGGCGGCAACGAATGCAAATGAAATTAGCGAAAAAACTACTGTAGCCATGTTAATACTCAACAGGTTCCCTATGTGCTGCTTATAACAGCAATCACGGATACAAGAAACGAAATGTATAGTTACCCTGAACCTTTTAGGGTTCATCGCCTCGCATGCGCTGCGTTGGCGGTCGGTGGATGCTGAAACAAGTTCAGCATGACGGCGAGGGTTCTTTAAGTCTCACCCCAACGAAGGCTGAGGTCCATCTCTGTTGCCACGAAGAACAGCTTTCTTCGGAAAAGACATGGATCCCAGCCTGCGCGGGGATGACGGTGGGTTTTGGATAGGGAGATCAAGCATGTACGAAGTGAAGGCAGACCCGTTGGAGGCGTCGTTCGACGCGGCTGTGGCGGAGGATGAGGTGGTGACGGCGCTGCGTTCCGAGATGGAGGCGTTGCGCTTGCGGGTGGATGCGCATGTGGTGGCGGCGGGAAGGCCGGCGCTCAGTGGGGCGTCCGTCAAGAGTGCGGAGCAGGTCGCGTTTGTCGATCAGTATTTGCGCAAGGGCGTGGCCAACGGGATCGAGTTGAAGAGTGTCGCGGGGACCAGCGACGCGGCGGGTGGTTATGCGGTGCCGCGGGAGATCGATGCGGCGATCGATGCGGCGCTGACGGCGATCTCGCCGATCCGGCGGGTGGCGAATGTCGTCAAGGTGGGGTCGGCGGGGTATCGCAAGCTGATCACGACCGGCGGCTTCCAGTCGGGCTGGGTGGCGGAGACCGCCGCGCGGCCGGAGACGACGACGCCGACCTTCCGCGAGTTCGTGCCGCCGTCGGGCGAGCTTTACGCCAATCCGGCGGCGAGCCAGGCGATGCTCGACGATGTCGCGTTCGATCTCGAGGCGTGGCTGGCGGGCGAGGTGGCAACCGAGTTCGCGCGGGCCGAGGGGGCGGCGTTCGTGGGCGGCAGCGGGACCAACCGGCCGAAGGGGTTCACGACCTATACGACGACCAACGAGGTCGACAGCGTGCGGGCCTGGGGTTCGCTGCAATATGTCGCGTCGGGGGCGGCGGGGGCGTTCGCGGCGTCCAATCCGCAGGACAGGCTCGTGGATCTGGTGCAGGCGTTGCGCTCGCCTTACCGGCAGGGGGCGGTGTTCGCGATGAATTCGGCGACGCTGTCCGCGATCCGCAAGTTCAAGACCACCGACGGGCAGTTCCTGTGGCAGCCGGGGCTGGCCGAGGGGCGGGCGGATACTTTGCTCGGCTATCCGGTGATCGAGTGCGAGGACATGCCCGATGTCGCGGCCAACTCGCTGTCGATCGCGTTTGGCAATTTCCGGGCGGGCTATCTGATTGCGGAACGGAGCGAGACGCAGATCGTGCGGGATCCCTTCACCAACAAGCCGTACGTCCACTTCTACGCCGTGAAGCGGATCGGAGGAGGGGTGGTGAATTCCGAGGCTATTAAATTGATGAAGTTCGCGGCTTCTTAAGAAGATTGGTTCGCGCCGAGGCGCAGAGGACGCAGAGAGGTTTGGAAAATCTCCGCGCCTCCGCGTCTCCGCGTGAACAGAATTTTCTCACGCGGAGGCGCGGAGACGCGGAGAAGAAAGTGGAACCTCTCTGCATCCTCTGCGCGAACCATAATCCTCCCCGGTACGGGGAGGTGGCATGCAAAGCATGACGGAGGGGGCGTGAAGCGGGCGCAGCATTCAACCGCGCTCCCCCTCCACCGCGCATGGCGCGGTCCCCCTCCCCGTGCCGGGGAGGATTGAAAGGACTTTAGAATGGCCGACAATTTCTCCACGCTGGGGGATAGCCCCTCGGCGCCATCGACCTATGCGCTGGCGGTGACGCCGCATGACAGCAATGCGCTGACCGATATTCCCAAGGCGCTCTATGTGGGCACGACGGGCAACATCACGATGCGCGGTTTGAACGGGGCTGTAGACCAGCTCTGGAAGAACGTGCCCGCAGGGGCGATCCTGCCGTTCCGGGCGCGCTATGTGCGGGCGACGGGCACGACCGCAGCCGATATCCTGGCGCTTTACTGATGAGCGGGTTCGCGCTCGGCTTCGGGTTCGGGGCGCAGTATCGCGGCAATGGTGGCGGGGCTTCGCTGTTACCGTTGGGCACGTTGTTCACAGCTTTCGGCGACGGGGTGATGTCCGAGACGGCGGCGGGCGGGCCGAAAAACGCCATCACCCGCGCGCTCGCCGAGATGAGCGGGCGGATCCTGCCGTCCGAGGCGCATAATCTCTGCCGATCGGGCGACAGCTTCGACATCGGCTATGCGCGACTGCCCTATGCGGTGGGGCAGGCGCCGGGGTTGTTCCTGTGCGGATCGCGCGGGCATAATGACGCGATCATGGGCACCGACCCGGCGGGAGCGCCGGGGATCGCACTGATGGCGAAATGGCAGCGCGACATCGATTATTGCGTGGCCAATCTGCCGTTAGGGACGAAGATCGTCTGTGCGACGACGATCGGGTCGCAGGTGTCCGGCGAGAGCACCTACGCGGCGGCGGTCAATGCGCTTCAGAAAGCCTATATCGCCGGGCTGGGCGACAGCCGTGTCGTGTTGTGGGATGCGTGGGCAATCTACAACCATGCGACCGCGAGCGGCCTCAGCCATGACAGCGCGGCCAGCTACACCCATCCCGACGATCGCGGGGCGCGGGCGATGGCGTTCGGAGACGGGAGCAATCCTGGGCTTTACGACATTATCGACGCGCTGGTGCAGGCGGCGAGCAAGGATGAGGTCTATGCCTGGCTCGGGACGCTGGGCACCAATTTCGACACCGATTATGCGCTGGCGGGCGGGATCGGAGGCACGAAATCGGGGACGGTCGCGCCCACGGGCGACTGGCCGACGGGCAAGCGGATCACCAACAATCTGACCAACGGGTCGGGGGTGAGCGTGGTCTGCTCGGTGATCGATCAGGGCAGCTACAAGCAGGGCAAGGCGGTGGTTTCGGGCACGCCCGCCGCGACCAACACGATTACCATGGACGACACCGCGAGCATCAGTGCGACGGGATCGACGCCGGGGCGCTATTTCGCGCCGATCGTACGGGTGCGGTTCGACGACGGGGCTGGCGGGGCGCCGGTGGGCCTGCAGGGCTGGACGATCAACTGGAGTAATTTCGGGTCGCTGAGTTCGACCAGCGATTTTTCTTCGTCGGTGAGCGACGGGGTCGGGCGGGTGTTCGACACGATCGTCGTCTGCCAGCCGCAGCCGACCTATGCCTCGAACGGGCCGATGGCGGCGAACCCTGTTCTGGGCATGCGGTTTTCGCAGACGGCGATAGATACCGAGATCATTTACGACCGGCCGATGCTCGTCGAGCTCTACACGGCGGCGCGGGCGCAGCCTTGCCCGGTGTGGAAGGCGGGCGGGTTCACCGCCAATTATGTGCAGCGGCTGACGGGGACCTTTTCCAACGGGCAGACGATCCGGGCGGAGACGGGGACCTGGTCGGGCGGTGGCTTCAGCAATACGGGTTTTGCCGAGCGGAAGATCTATGAAGGATCGGCGGGGGACATCGCCGTCGGCGCGGGGACGCTGCGCGCGACGCTGACGGGCTCGACCTGGAGCTGGACGGCGGCGGGGCTGACGCCGGGCAACGTATTGTGGCTCGACATCACCGTGAACAACGGCGTCGGCGCGGCCGTGACCGAGCGGGCGGGGCCTTACACTATCGTTTGAATATTTTTGATCCTCCCCGGCACGGGGAGGTGGCACGCATAGCGTGACGGAGGGGGCGGGCGGCATAAGCCGTTTCGCCAAGATCGCAGCCCCCTCCACCATTCGCTGCGCGAACGGTTCCCCTCCCCGTGCCGGGGAGGTTATCTGAGGGCAAAATCCATGATCGATGATCCCGGCATGGCCGCGGCGCTTGCCGCGGGCCTTGACGATGCCAAGGGCTATTTGCGGATCGAGAGCGATGCCGATGACGAAGGCGTGACCGCGCTGCTCTCGGCGGCGGGAGCGGTGGCCGAGGGGTTTCTTTCGCAGGCGATCGTCATCCGCGCGTTCGAGGAGACGATCCCTGCCGTGAACCAGTGGCGGCGGCTGGCGCGGACGCCGGTGCGGGCGCTCACATCGGTGCAGGGGCTGCCCGCCGAGGGGGCAGCGTTCGACCTGCCCCTCGAGGACTATGCGATCGACATCGATGCCGACGGCGACGGCTGGGTGCGGGTGAGCAATCCGGGATCGGCGGCACGCGTGATCGTGACCTACGAGGCCGGGATATCGGCGGGATGGGCGGGGCTGCCCGATATGATCCGACAGGGGATCATCCGGCTGGTCGCGCATCTCCACGCGCATCGCGACGCGCGAGACGACGGCGGCCCGCCCATCGCGGTGGCGGCGCTGTGGCGGCCCTGGCGGCGGATGCGGCTCCGGTGAGGGGCGAGCTTTCCGGGCGTCTGCGATGCCGTGTGATCATCGAGCCGCGCGAGGATGCGCGCGATGTCCTGGGCGCGGCGAGCGGCGACTGGATCACGATGCGCAGCGCCTGGGTGGAGATCGCGCCCGAGGGAACCGGGCCGATCGGAGAGGCGGACGCGCGGGCGGCGATGCCGCGCTGGACAGTGACGATGCGCGATGAGGCGCCGCTGCCGACGGTGGGCGACCGGGTGCTGTGGGGCGGGCGGAGGCTGCGGGTGCGTTCAGTGGGCGCCGATCCGCGCGTGCCGGACGAGCTGAGGTTGAGCACGGAGGAGGAACGGTGATGGATCGGCTCATAGCGAGGCTGGCCGAGATCGCGGCGCGGCGATCGCGGATGCGGCGCATATTGGTTGCGGCGAAACTGCGCGAGGATTTGCCGGGGGATGTCGTGACGTCCGAGGAGGGCGAAGCTGTCGTCCTGGAGGGGCGTCGGCTTGGTATGCGCTGGTTGCGGGATCCGGCCTTTGCGATCCTGCGCGATCTGGCGGGGTGGCTGCGATGAGCGGAGCGGCCGCGGCGCTGCAGGTCGCGCTGGTGGCGGCGTTGCAGGGGCATGCGCCGATCGCGGGGGTGGTGAGCGGGATCTACGACGGGCCGCCTGCGCGGGCGGCCTGGCCTTATGTGGTGATCGAGGATGGATCGACCTCCGACTGGAGCCACAAGAACGGGCGGGGGCGCGAGCATCGGATCGGCATTACGATCTGGGATGATGGCGGCTCGCCGGCGCGGCTGCACGGGCTGATCGCGGAGGCCGAGGTGGCGATCGAGGGGATCGGGGCGGCGCTCGACGGGCATCGGCTGGCGAGCCTGACCTTCCTGCGATCGCGGGTGGTGCGCGATCCGGACGGGCCCTGGGCGGGGATCGTCCAGTATCGGGCGCGGACTTTGGAGGTTTGAACAATCCTCCCCAGCACGGGGAGGTGGCGCGCGAAGCGTGACGGAGGGGGCGGG